GAGACGGCGTTGTCAACATGGGTGGAGGTGGGGGCAAGATTCGCGGCAAGGTGCTCGTTGCGGCTGGCATCGGCTCACCGCTCTTGGTGCCCGGCATGCCGTCTGTCCGAGGACTCTGGGGCGCCTCGCTGCTTGCCAAGGGCAAGATGAAAGAGTCGCGCATCCACGTCTACGCACCCTACCGACAGGCTGTCGCGTTCCAGATGGACCCAGAGTTCGTCTGGATGGGCGACGGCACCGCACTGGTGCAGAAGACTTGGGCCAAAGAAGAACAGACACGCATCAAGTCGACTTTGCAACGTGCTACGGACTTGTTCGGCATCAAGGGCGCCAAGAATGGTCAGGTGAACATTGGAGCACGCCCATACGTGGAGGGTCACAAGTCCGGGTACTTCGAACGTGTGCATCCGAATACCTGGGTCTCTACGGGAGGTGCGAAGTCAGGTACTGTTTTGGCGGCGTATTTTGCTTACCTGTTCGTCAAAGCGTTGAAATGAGCGCTACTGCAGATTCTATTCGCAGTTTGACACTACCCGTAGATAATAGGAACAGCAACTAATGAGCACAATCGTCAATCTTCGCGGCACTTCGGGCGCAGGCAAGAGCACGGTGGTACACACTCTGCTCAAGATGTACCCGAACAAAGCCGTCCAGTTTTTCGGAGCCAAGCACAACCGTCCGTTGGTGTACGAAGTGCAGATTCAACATGACCGGAGACCGCTGTTCATCGTCGGCCCGTACAAAACCCAGTGTGGTGGTTGTGACGCCATCACGGGCTATCAGAATGTGCTGCCGCCGCTGCTCGACAGCTACGCAAAACTGGGCGACATTCTGTTCGAAGGTTTGTTGATCAGCGGAGGATATGGCTCCGTGGGCCAGGCGCTGGGCGAGCTGGAGAAGAAAGGGCACGAGTCCATCTTCGCACTCCTCGACACACCTCTGGAGCTCTGCCTCGAGCGCGTCAATGCGCGCCGTACAGCCCGAGGCGTGTTGGATCCTGTCAACCCGCGCAACACCGAGCAGAAGTACAAAGCTGCGCACGCTTCACAAGTGAACATCGACAATAAGTACGGGCACCGCTGCGAGATGGTGCGACACACGCATCCGGTCAAGGACGTACTGAACTTGTTCTCAGTTCTCATTAACCGGGAGCCGCATCATGCCAAAGCCGGTGATTGAGATAGCGACATTCAAGCTGCACGACGCAGACATCTGCACGATCGCCAAGGAGTCCCGCTACACGCGCGACTTCACGTCGCACAGATTTTTCCGTGATGACATCGAGAACACCTACCGCAAGGGTGAAGTGAGTGTAGCGAAGATTGGCGAGGAGGTCGTCGGATTTATCTACTGCAAGCACTTGATTCGCCGCTCTACCCCGTGGTCCGTTGTGCACTACATGGGCGTGCTCCCCAATTTGCGCACCATCGGCGTTGGCCGTCTTCTGTTGGACTGGGCAGTCAAGACAAGCCCACATTCCCGTGTACAGCTTAGCTGCGAGCACTCGAACACTGAAGGGATGAAGTTCTATGAACGCTGCGGCTTCACGCGCCTACACGAAGGCGTCTACGGCGTCAAGTCCCCGCGCCCCTATACCCGTTGGGAGCGCACAGTTCCCTCTGTTGCCAGCGCTGCTGCTGTTCGTCGCTAAGCGGCACGACATCTATCTTCGACGCGCAGCTGGGGAGTCTCCACCCTGGACTGACGATTCTGTGCTCGCCGAATACCGCTTCACGAATGTCTACCGTGAACTGGACACGCAATCCATATGGATCGCAGAGAATTGGATACACCCCCACGCTCACTTACCTGATGCCTGGTTCGCCGCGTTGATCGCGCGCCACATCAACTGGGCAGAGACTCTGGCCGAGCTGAATCCGCTCCCCTGGAACCAGAAGAGCTTCCTGCGGACCATGCACGCACGGGACGTCTCCGGCGCGCAGCTGTTCACCGGCGCGTATATGATCAACCAATCAATTCCCGGTGGGAAGGGCTTGAAAAAGTACGAGTACCTGCAACGCTTTATCTTCGACGAAGCGTGGGCTGGGCGCGAATACCTTCGGCCTCGCATGGGCGACACGCTCGACAACTTCCACTCTCGTCTCATGGAGCTCCGAGGGTTGGGTTCATTCATGGCCGCGCAGGTCGTTGCTGACGTGAAGCACACAGGCTTCCTGTCGTCCGCCACGGACAATTTCGAGTGGGCTGCTTCCGGCCCAGGCAGCAAGCGCGGCATGAACGAAGTGTGCGGTAGAGCGCCCGAACAGACGTGGAAAGAGTCGGAATGGCGTGAGTCTTTGACCGCGCTGCTTCCTCTGGTCAACACCCACATTCATAAACATTGGCCGAGAATTGACGGTCAGAATTTGCAGAATTGTCTGTGCGAGTTCAGCAAATATGTTCGCGGCTACAGCCGCTCTCGTTACCAAAGGACGTGAAATGAGCTTCTACATCGGCGATGCTGTGGCGTGGTTTTCCGCTACAGGAGAGACGACAAACGATCGCCCGCCCAACCCTGCACGTGCTGCTTTCTACGTCGGCATGCAGCTGGAAGAGTTGGCGGAGAAGATTGAGGCCATCATGGGCAAGACCAGCCCACTGGCTCAGATTTTGCACGAATACGGGCACGGATTCAAGCAAGGCCAGTTTGTCGGTGAAGTGCTCGCCGCGATGACGCACTCGCCCGAGCAGCTTTTGGACGCTGACGTGGACCTCATCTGGGTGTCGCTCGGCGCCGCTGTCATGCAAGGAGCAGACATTGAGGAGGCTTACAACCTCGTAAGCGAGGCCAACTGGAACAAGAAGTTCCCGGACCACAAGTTCCATCGCGCAGAAGGCACAAACAAGATCATGAAGCCCGAGGGTTGGACCGCTCCCGACCTCAGCGCCTGCGTTCACTCTACGTTGCAAAGGAAGGACTGAGCCATGTACGTCAACAAAATTCGCAACGTCAACTACGCGCTGGAGGCTGGGCTGGCGCTGCTTCTCGACCAAGGTTCACCAACCGGCTCCCGGGTTGGCAGCGTGCTTCGCGCACCTGCGCCTGTTTGCACGGTTTACGAGGCCCCTTTGCAGCGCGTGTTGTTCTCTCCCATTCGTGACGCCAACCCGTTCTTCCACTTGATGGAAGCGCTCTGGATGATGACTGGAAGGAACGACATCGAGTTTCTGAAAACCTATAACCCGCGCATGGCAGCATTCAGCGACGACGGTGAACATCAGTGGGGCGCCTACGGCTGGAGGTGGCGCGAGTTCTTCGACTTCGACCAGCTGCCCTACATCATCGACTTGTTCAAGACCTCGCGCACCACGCGCCGAGCCGTACTCACGATGTGGTCCCCCGGTGGCGACTTGCAGCCGGGGGAGGGCTGCCCCTCCGGTCCCCACGGCGTGGACGTCCCGTGCAATACGCACGTCTACTTCGCCAACGTCGGAGATTCTCTGGACTTGACCGTTTGCTGCCGCAGCAACGATGCTGTCTGGGGCGCTCACGGTGCGAACGCAGTGCACTTCAGCATTCTGCAAGAGTTCATGGCCGCCGCGATTGGAATGCCGGTTGGTCGACTGTACCAATTCAGCAACGACTACCATGTGTACGACGAGCGCGACGACGTGGTCAAGCTGATGAACAGGCCACTGAGCGAACTGACAGACGACCGTTACAAACGTGCTGGCAATATGTTGGTGCGTCCGCTCACTGCGGGCATGGGGTGGGAGCGCTGGCTCAAGGAAGTTGAATCTTTTGTGGAAGACCCGATTCTCTACAGACCTGCAGGCAATGACTTCCTGGGCGCAGTGGCGAAGCCCTTGGCGGTGGCGCACGGCTTCTACCGAACAGGTGATCTGCACATGGCACTCGCTGCGCTGGGCGACGAAGAAGTTGACTGGCTTGTCAACGCCAGAGAGTGGATTCAACGGCGCATCGTCGGCAGAGAGGTGAAGAATGCAGCACGCTGACCGGATCGTTGCAGCGCTGGGTGCGGGGGTCACGCGCAGGTTCCACACGTTCCATCTGAACTCGCCGCAAGACGTAGCTGCGCATAGTTGGCAGGTGGCGATGCTTTGCGACGCCCTGAGCGAGGGAAAGCCTTCTGTGGCTTTACTGCAGGCCGCGATACGTCACGACATTGGGGAGCACTGGACGGGAGACGTGCCCAGCCCAGTGAAGCGCTCCACCCCGGAGATCGAATCGCATTTGGATGCGCTGGAGGCCGCCGAAACTCTGAAGCACACGGGCCTGGGCGTGCCTTATCTGACACCTCCAGAATCGTGGATTCTGAAGTCTGCTGATTATTTGAGTGGGCTTTACCACTGTCTCGTGGAAAAGCGGCTGGGCAACACCACGTTGCGGCAATGCTTCGACGCCTACGCGAAAGGTTGCCTTGCGTTTGAAGTGCTGATGCATTCGGCTGAACGCTGGGAAAGCGCGCAAATCGCGCAAGGTATTCGAGAATTAATTGAATTGGAGTACAACAAATGAGCGACGTCAACTCCCGCCAGGTGGGCGGCTCCCACTATCAGACTGGCGACTTGCAGCACTGGGATGTCGTGTGTGAGCTGAAGACGCACTACCTGCCCGCGCAGATTACGCGCTATCTGACCCGAGCTCATCGCAAGAACAAGCTGCAAGATCTCGAGAAAGCGCTGCACTATTCTCAGAAACTTGTCGAAGTTTTACAGCACAGCTGTCTGCCGCCGCCAGCCGCTGCGACTTCCTACGCCGCGACGTTTCTCGCGGGGGTCCCTGGACTGGGGGTAGTCGAGCAAGCACTGAGTTTGCTGGCCTTCGCTGTCGAGACAGAGGACAATGCAGAGGCGCTGCTGATGTTGTTGAACCAGTTTGTGGTCGAAGAACGCGCCAAGGCGGCTGCATGTCCGCTGGTGTTGCAAGGGCAGCCACAAACATGAGACCAAGCCGCGACGAGTGGGCGCTAGGACTGGCGATGGTCACCGCACGTCGTTCCACGTGCAAGCGCAGAGAAGTGGGATGCGTGCTCCTCAACGCACGCGGCCACGTGATGGGCACTGGATACAACGGCGTAGCTGCAGGGCAGCCTCACTGCAACGACACCTGGAGACCCTACCAGGCGTGCCCAGCGGCGAGCGCGCCGAGCGGCACGGGGCTGGACGGCTGCCAAGCGATACACGCAGAGCAGAACGCGCTGCTCCAGTGTCGAGACCCCTGGTCAATCGACACGTGCTATGTGACCGCCAGCCCTTGTGTGACGTGCATCAAGTTGCTACTCAACACGAGTTGCAAGCGAATCGTCTTCTTGGAAGAGTATCCACACGGAGAGGCGCGCAAGTGGTGGGAAGCCGCTGGGCGCGAGTGGAAGAAATTCTCAGACGCTTCCGCCTGAGGCGTACTCCAGTCCGGGGAATCTGTCACTGAGAGAACTCAGGCCAGCGTCACGCAGCGTGTCGTCCACAACGCCCAGTTTGGTCAGAGCGCGAGGACCGACTGGCATTGCGAAAGGCGACTGTTGGTAGGCTCGTGCCAACGTTCGCGCAGAAGCCGGAGACTTTGCGTCCTCTCCTTGCAGGAAGCGCTCCAGAGCGGGAGGCATTTGCGCATCAGCCCGAGCTGCCATTGAGCGGTATATAGCACGCTGTGGGTCGCTGGTCGTGAACGTGTCAGGCTCCAGTCTTTTCGCGTTGCTCTCAATGGCCTGCCGCATTGCATTGAGCGCGCCCTGCGCACCGGAAAGTTGAAGCACGCCCACTTGCTGCTCGGGCGACATTCTGTGAAACTCCGAAGACTTCAGCACGCCTGGCGGAAGTCTGCTTAGCTGCGACGGGTCGACGAGTATCTGCTGCGCCATGGACGGATCACGCAGGATAGCGGAGGCCTGTGCATAGTTGCGCCTTAGCTGATTGTCTCCGCTCAATCCGCCACTCATGTTGACGTCGGACTGGCCTTGGTTGCGCAGATGACCGAACGCAGAGGGGTAGAGCGCGGTGCCCTGTCCACTGCCTTTGCTCAGGCCCTGCGTGTTCCACATGTGATAGAGCTTGGTGTTGCTGAGCAGTCCAGCATCTCTCAAACTCAACACTGAATTTTCAGGTGCGTCTCCTAGTATGCTCACGAGAGATTGAGCACGACCTTCCAACATGGCGGGATCACGTTCAGGAAACGCAGCATACCGCGCAGCAGGGTCTGAGCGAATTTGGTAGTCCATCAAGTCCGCCAGCTTGCTCCCTCGATTCGGATACAGCACGGGAGAGGTACCAAACTGGTCGGACAGCCCCTGCGGCGAATTGGCAAACTCTCGCCCACGTTCGAACATGGCGGGCTCGCTGTCCGCCGCGCGCATGAACATGCTGCCGATTTTGGTTGCGCTGGAGGGTAGACGCTCTCGAGAGCTCGCCTCGGCGAGACGGGCGGCGAGAGCCTGCAAGAGCTCGAGAGCACCAGCCATGTTCAGTCCTGGTTCATCAGTTCGTCGCGAGTCGGCAATTCAGGCGCTCCGCGACGGAGCAGAGACGTCAGCGCCCCAGTCGGCAGTTGCTCCGCCAGAGGAGATGCGCTGTGCACCATGCCCCGGACAGCAGGGGAAGCGCCTCTGGCGAACCACTGGCTGTTGAGCGCAGAGCCCGCGCTCTTGCTCAGAGCCGCGAGCGCTGCGAGCTCAGCCACAGTCTCACGCACGGGGTGCTCTTCATGAGAATTGGTAGCGTACAGACCGCCGACGGCGCCGAGACCAATGGTGGGCGTGGCCATCTTCTTCGCGTACTTGAACGCTTGGTTCATCTGCGACGGAGGCTGCCCACGCCCCAGAAACTGCGTGCCGATGCGAGCCAGATCGGGGAGATCTTTGTTGCCGCCGCCGTAGATGAAGTTGTTCCGGCTGTAGATGCTGTCCGCGTCTTTCTGCGTCAAGACGGAAGCAAGCCTGTTGAAGTCTACGTCTCCTGACGCATCTTTCGGTGCCAGGTTTTCCAGTGTTCGCATGTTGGCCCACTGCCTGTCAGCGGTGCCCAGCGCGGCTGAATCTCGCGCGGACATGCCACCACTGTTGCGGATAGAGTGATCGAGAGTCTCTTTGACAGAATTGAAGAAATTCTCGAGATTCGAGTCGCCAGTCTTGCGATACTGGCGTGCCTGCTGCGCAGCTTCGCTGCGAAATTGTTTGTAGACTGGGCCGTCCATTTTGTAGACGTTGCGCAGAGGATTCAGCGTCGCGTTGTCAGGATGGATGAGATTGGTCAGATAATCATCCAGTGTATCCGACACAGTCTTGTTGGGAGACGTGTCCAGCCGACGGAAGTTGTTGTACGCCCCCAGCAGTTTCTGTCCGTGTGTGGTGGGGTCCAGTTCTGCTGAATTGCGCCCTAGAACACTGTCGTAGACAGAGCTGATGCGCGAGCGCGCTCCACGCAGCCCTGCTGTGATGTCGTCGCCTTCTTGCCCCATGGTGGAGTTGAGGGCCTTGTTGAACGCCTTCTGAGAAGATTCTTGCTGGGCCTGCGCACCGCTGAACGGCAGGTAATCTACTGCGCGCTGCAGAAACGACAGCACAGGACTGCTGCTAATGTCTGCGGCCCTCACAGGTATGCCGAACTCAGAAGCGCGGTCCGCGAGGTAACGCACCGCTGGCGTCGCCTTGTCGGCAGCACTGCGGACCAGAGCACCCAGCCCCTGTGCGATTGCAGTGCCCGCTGCTCCGGCTGCACCACCCAGAGCTGTTTGGCCTTCGCGAGAGCTTCCACTTTCGACGGGACCCAGCGCACCGAATGTCGCGCCGGTGACTGCGTTAGCTGCGTAGGGGTTGGCTGCGATTCTGGCTAACGTCCCGGCCTGCGTGGTCTTCCCTAGCGCAGGCCCAGCGGCTCTGGCGCCAAGATAAGCGAGTCCAGCATTGCCGAGCATGTTGCCTGCCAACCCCCAGGGGTCGTCAAGCAGCGCTTTGTCTCGCCCGGCTGTCTCGTCGATGTCGGACTGATTGTCTGCCCCCAGGAGCTGACGCACGCCGTTGTACAGGTCCGAAGGTGCTTTGCCAGCAGCCGTCAATAGCTTGTCCGAACGTGACATGCTGCCGAGGAGCTCTTGCTGGAGTTCTTCTCGCGTGGGGCCTCGGACAACATCCTTGGTGGGCATCGGGCGCGGAAGCGCTGCTGCCTGAGCCCGCAGATCGTCGGGGAGGTCGTCTGCTGAGACAAGGGTGCCCATCTATCGCTCCTGCTTCTTGGTGTCTGAGTACTCCCAGACGCCGGGAGAAGTCTCAATGATGGCGCGCCCACTCTTGGAAACGCCGACTCTTTGGTGGGTCGCGCTTCCCGCAGAGCCTTTCGCGGTGCCGCTGGTGACCGACGGAGAAACATAGCCGAGCGACTTGGCCTGTTCATCCCAAATGGACGGCCAGGCTTGGAGGTCTTTGCCAGTTTTGTAGTACTTCGTGAAGCCCTGCAATTCGGCGGAACCCATCTGGTACTGCCGCGTGACAAAATTCATCATGCGGTCCAGGGAAGCCGGATCCAATTCGATGTTGGGACTGTTCTTGGCAAAGAGCTGAAACTCGGCCTGAGTGGTCCGACCAGCTTGTGTGCCATTGTCCGTGGCCATGGCAGACTTGAGTGATTCCATCGCGCCTTGGGCCGCGAGCTTCTGGAAAGCCTGAGCTTTGCTGATGTCGCCTTTGGCAATGGCGGAAGCCATGCTGTCCGCTTGCTCCGGAGACAACCCCAAAGAAGTACCAACGTCTTTGACGTAGGCGCCCGCCTTGTTCCGCCATTCGGCCGTCGCGCCCGGCTGGAATCCCTTGCTCAGATCTCGCATCTCTGCCAATCGCTGCTGGGCGGAGCGCATGGAAGCCACGTGAGAAGCGAGCGAGGCTTGGTACTTGCCAGCATCGTTGCCGATAACTTTCTCGGCTTCGTTCTGCGTGCTGGTTTTGAGCGGTGGGTGGACTCCGTCTCCCACGCCCGTTGCGTCTCCGAGGGCAGCCTGCCCCCCAAGGACGTTTGTCTGCCCGGCGCTCTGAGGCGCTCCAACAGCCGCAGGAGGCAAAGAAGGAGGCGGCGCAGCCCTCGGAGGTGGCGTAGGTGGCACAGTGGCCTGACCGGCGCCGGGGCCGTTCGCGCCACCAGAGACGCCCAATTTCGGGATGCCGCCGAACACCGAGCCCGTGTTGGCGAAGCGAACATTGCCGGTGAGCTTGTTGCCAATAACTTGGTTCCCAGCCTGGTCTTTGCTCTCGAACAGCGCGCCGATACGCTCACCGGGTGAGGGTTGCATCTGTACCGGCGCAGTGTTCGGCCCACTCATCTGACCCACCGGCACCGCGCCCGCATTCGGAGTCTTGTTGACCGGCACCTTCGCGTCTCCACTACCTTCCATGGAGACCTCAGGCGTGACCGCTTTGAAGCCTTGACCTTCTTTGAGCCCCTCGATGCTGAGGCGTGTGATCGCGGCACGCAACGCTTCGGGATTCCCAGCGTCTTTCTGCAGTGCAAAGAGAAACTGGTGGGACACCTCAGGCGGAGAAAGTCCGCGCTGCACCGCGCTGCCGAGCGCGTGTACCACGTCGGCAGGCATGAGAGGCTCGCGTTTCGAAAGCAACCCCGTCAATGCTTGCGTGTTCGCTGCGTTGTAATCCTGGTTGAGCTTCCACTGGTTGGTCTGCAGTTGCATCGCCTGCATCTGACGCTGCAGCATGGCCTGGGCCACCAGAGGCAGATACTTCGCACGGAGTTCAGCTTCTTTGTTGCGCCCCTCGGACAGCGCGGTGAGCGCGTTGCCCATGGACTCTCCGAAGCCGCCAGTCGCAGGCTTCAATGCCGCGCCTGCGTAGGCTTCCCACTTGGCGGCTGGGTCGACGACCTGGTCTTTGCCCAGGAAGTCGAGAGAATCCTGAGGAGAGTACGCGGGCGGCAGTGTGGAAGTGACGCGCATGCCCGACAAGGCGCTCAGAGGGCTGTTGCTCGTGTCGAACGGAGAGCTGTCTTCCTGTGCCATGAATCAGTGTCCCGTTCCATTCGTCGCGTTGTTGGCGTTGTTCTGCCCGTACAGCATGTTCGCCCACTGCAGCGGAGAGGTGCCAACGTTCCCGTACGGCGAGTTCGACACCTGCGTCTGAGACGTCGGTATCTGCATACCGCGCAACACAGAGTTGAGATTGTTGAGCGTGTTCCAATTCCAGTTGCGCTGGTCTTGGAAGTTCTGGTACCCCAGATCCATGCCTTGCTGCTGCAGACCCTGTTGTGCGGAGCCGATGGCTCCCAGTGCGCCAGCGTCTTGGTAGCCGAGATTTTGCTGCAGCTGACCCAACGCGCCGTAGCGTGCAGCCGATTGGTCCGCCGCAGCCGCGCCAATTTGAGCACCCGCGTTGGAAAGTTGACCCGCCTGGATGTTTGTGTTCGCGCCAAGCTGCCCGCCCTGAATGGCGGTGTTCGCGCCAAGTTGTGCGTACTGGTTGAGTGCGCCGGAGCCGAGCGTGCCCGCATTCAGTGCGGTCTGGCTCTGCAACTGCTGCTGGTTTTGCTGACGGTTGGCGTCACTGTTGAAGATATTGGCCGCTTGCCCGTAGCCCTGCTGCAGCGCCTGGGACTGGAGTCCGCTGATGTTCGTCTGCGCGTCGCGAATGCCACGCCCGATCATGTCGGCGTTGCGATCCGACCCGAAGCCACCAGAGCCGATAAAGCTGTCGTTGATCCCGCCGAGGACGTTTTCCTGGAGGTTCTGATTGCCGAGACGTCCGATCTCATTGACGACGCTCGACGTGTACGGCGACATGTACTGATGCCAGTTGCTCGTCCAATTTTGTGCGGGGCCGCTGGCGGCGCCCATGGCTGCCTGTCCTGCACCCATGGCGTAGCCCGGAGCGGCCGAGCTGCCGGCAATCTGATTCGCTTGCTGCGAGGCTTGACCGGCTTGCCCAGATGCGTTGTCGCCGTACTGCGCCCCTGCGCCGAGATAAGCGGAGGCCGTAGGGAGTTCTTGTTGCAGAGAACTCAGACCGCCCTGCATCCAGGGTTGCCACGCGCCTTGACTCTGCCGCTTTGTGTCGAAGGCGTTCTGCTGGTCTTGGTTGAACCCTGCTAGGCGCTGACCGTCGTACTGCTGGTAACCCTGCCCCGCGACGGAAGTTGCCTGACCGGCGATGCCGCGCAGGTACTCTTGGTACCAGTCCGGCATACCGGACACGGAAGAGACTGACCCGGTGACGCTCTGCGGTGGAGCTCCGTTGAAAAGATAGTCGAGAGACATCTCAGCGCACCTTCAAGTAATCGAGAGGAGACCGCGCCTTGGGCGGGATGCGACTGGCGGGTGCTGCCCGCTTGTGGGCGCGAATGTTTTCACGCATCACGTCCAGTGCCTTTGCACCCGCTGCATTGTTGCCGTCGCCCAGAGCGCTGACGACATCAGCGTCCATGACGTATTCGCCCGGAGATACGTTCACATTGACTCGATCGCTCTGCCCGGGGTCCGTTCCCTGCACGAGAGGAGACCCGCCAGTAGCAAGGCTGCGCAATGCACCGCCACAAGAGGCGCAGCCGCACGTTGCACTGTGCACCTCGCCGCCACGCGCCATGGCTGCCGAGATGGGCTGCTGCGGCATGTTGAACTGCCCCCACGGGAGCCCGCTGTTCTGAGGGCGGCCCATTTGTTGCATCGACGCCATCTGCGGATTCATTAGTTGACCCCCGACAGCCAGGCCCTGCGGTTGCGCAGGCTTCACGTAGTTCGGCAGCGGCTTGTAGAAGTAATTGTTGAATGATGTTTGTTGGTCTGGCGTCCAGGAGCTGTAAGGGGACTTCAGCATCGCCTGCAGCTGCGCGGGCGTCAGTGAGTTGCGGGACTTGCGAGATTGAAGTAGAGAACCCAGCATACCGAGTGCGCCGATCCCGAGCTTTGCTTGGCCGTTGGTTGTCTTGTCTCCCGCTGTCAATCGGCTGAGCCAGCCGGAGACAGAATCTTCTTGCGAGCCCAAACTCTGCTGGCGTCCGCTCTGGATCATCGAGTTCCATGGCGACGCAGCCTGGGAAGGTGCCCGCATGCCGCCACCCGAAGTGCCCGGCGCGTTGACGCTGTAATCCGAGCTCGCAGTGCTGGCTGCTGAAGCGGCAGGCTGCTGGTTGTCCCACCAGCCAGTGGAGTCCGGCAATGAGAAAGAAGTGTTAGTCGTGTCCGATGGCGCATCCAGGCTACCTGTGTCGCCAGGCACGTCACCGAAAAGCGACGCCAGATACGCCACGTAAGGAGAAGCAGAGCTCATCGAGCACCTCTGTGTTGGTAGTGGCGAAGAGCGATAAGCTGCCCGAGCAGGTCGTGTCGACCGTGAGATGCGAACACCTGAGCCAAGTCGTCCGCGTGGAGTGGAGGGTGTTTGGAAGTCACGATGCGACCGCCAGTCGCGTAGCCACCGCCGTCGCCACCGCCACCGCCGTCGCCACCGCCACCGCCGTCGCCGTCGCCGACAGAATCTCCCGTCGCGTCTTGTGACGGCGCGCTGTCGATAGAGACATCCGGCACGGGCGCGACGTCTTCCAGCGCAATTTGACTCTCGAGTGCTGTTGGTGTGTCGTCTAGGGCTGCGACAGGTGGCGATGCGGGGGTTGTGTTGTCGTTGACACTCATGACCGGCGTGGTCATGCTATTCAGCATAGCGTTGATCACAGGAATACCGATCAGCCCCAAAGGGTTGCCCGTGGCAAGCCCGGCGGAGACAGCCGTCGAATTGGAGACCCCCGCTGGGGCCGGAGCGGTCTCGCCTGTCGGAGTTCCGAATGCGGGGCCGCCGGAAGGCGCAGCGCTAGAAGACGACCCGCTCGAAGAGCTCGGCCCACCGGAAGATCCGCTGTCGCCACCATGTTCTACAGGCGCCGCAGGCTCTGCAGGAGCAGCGGCAGGTGGAGCCGTCAGAGGCGCAGGGGCTGGCGGTTGGTGCCAGTAGACTGGAAGCGGCGAAGAGCCAATGAGAGGTTGCTGCGGGACTTGTGTGGTGTGACGGTAACGATCAGCAAGCTGAATGTTTGCGCCTGCGCTGCCAAGTCGGGCCAGCTGTTCGCGGAGAGATGCAAGAGGAGAATTCATGATGCGGTCAGTATGAACGCCGCTGCCCAAGCGCGCCAGTCTTCTCCAAACGACCTGGGGTCTGCTACCCCTAGTTCGGAAATGCCCGCTATGTTCAACAGCTCAGTCGCCCAAGCCTGCCACAAACCCTCGTCAACAGGGTTTGGCAAAGTATACCCGTTAGACAGTTCGGTGAGCACGTAAACAGACCACGCTCCCCACTCCAGACCCTCGGGCCGGGGCAGCTGGGGCAGGGTCACCGCGACTGTCCTAGAGCGTCGTAGAGCCTTTCGCAGCGTTGCCCGGCCCTGCGCGCTCTGGTGGCTTCTTCAGCAAGCTGTCGAGATACTTCTCCAGCCCCTGCGAGCAGTCCGGCACACAAATCAACGGAGGCGTCTGTTGGCGCGCTTCCTGCGGGAGCGGAGGCGGCTGCCAAGCCTCGACTCTGGGTGTGGTAGCGGACAAGCAGCCGGGCAAGAGCACCGCTGACAGCGGCACGAGCAACAGACTCGTTCGTAGCATCGTTGCGGGCTTCATCTATCACCACCTTTTGTTGGTCGATAACACGTTTGCTGGCGAGCAACACTGCTTCTTTGGCTTGCAAGCGCTCTGCGGCGAGCGTCTGCTCGGCTTTCAGCGCACGCGCTCCGGCAACGCGAGCATCGTGACGCTGGTACGCACCCCAAGCAAGCGCTGCCGCTATGCACCAGGCCCACGCGGGTACTTTCTTCAGCAGCGCAAAGAACGGCGAGAGCAACGCCTTGAGAGCAGCCCAGTAGATCATGCGATGCCCAGCTTCCGCTGCTTAAAGAAGTGCCAGCACAAGAACACGCCTACGGCGACAAGGAGCGCAAAAGGTACGTACTGTGTTGGAATGCCGAGAGTGTCGGCGGCGAAGCCGCGCAACGCAGAGATAGATTCGCTGACAGGTCCGAGCGTGTCTTTGGCCTCGCTCAATGCGCCGAGCGCGCCGAGCACGCCGACACTCACACCTGTCTGTACTCGCTGGCTGGAGACTGGAGACTGCTCAGGTGCCACGATCTGAGGGGAAGGTTCCGCCACGGCATCTTCCATCGGCGTGAGATACAGTGCAGCTTCTTTGGTTCTGCGCGCCGTCAGGCCATTCAGGACAGTGAGCACGCCATTGACGTGCGCCTTGTTGAAGTTCAAAAACGCCGAAGCAGCGGCAGCTTTGGCACCTTTGTTGTGCAGTCTCAACACGCTTGAGGTCTGAAAATTGTACAGTCCAATATTGTACGCCAAAGACACGAGCGCGCCCAGCTCGTTTTCATTGGTGTGCACAGTCAGCAGGTTTTTTACCGCAACCGTGCGCGACTCCAGGTCTCGTAGCAACATGTCCCAAGACTGCGTCTCGGTGCACGTCATGCCTTCGACCACGCCGTCTATCTCGCCCCACCCGTAAGTCCAGACCTTCGCCGGACAGAGGTAAGCCTTCAGCGCTGGGCCACCACTCGGACCGCGCTCTTTGTCGGCAATGAGGTAGACGGCAGCTGCTGCAATCGGCCAGTTACGGTCAGGTACGACTATCTGGTACATCACAGCGCCCCCACCGCGCAAGCCGCGCTGACGAGCAACCCACCTGCCGCAGTAGCGGCAGCGTCGAGCGCTTCCACGCTGTGTGGTGCGGGCAGACCTTCTGTTGCCGCCTTTCTGTTGGACCAATAGTCCGACAACTCCTTCACCACGCCGAGTGCCAGCGCGGCCAGGA